GCAGCACGTTCTAAGATACGATCATCCCTAAGAATAGTATCAAATACCTCAGAAGGATCTGAATAGATATTCTTAATGATATAAGTGTATGAACGACTATGGATCATCTCCATAAGTTGCCATACATTCATACACCCTTCTAGTTCAGGAAGAGAGCAATATGGAGCAAAAGCCATACCAGGTGCTCTACCTTGAACACTATCAAGCATAGTCTGATACTTTAAGTTAGAAGTAAATATATGCTTCTGTTCTGGACGCAACTGCTGATAATCTCCCCTATCTTTCTGAAGTGATACCTCTTCAGGTCTCCAAAAATATCCTAACTGAGACTTAGTTAAATTTTCAAATGCAGGATACTTATAAGAATCATACCTTTGAACACCTAAAGGTTTACCAAAAAACATAGGTTGTTTCTTGGTATCAACTTCTTCAGTGTTAAATACAGTCATAGATTTAATATTAGTCATTCTTGTATCAGTAACACTTTTTTTAAATTGAACAACTTTCACAAGTTTCCTCCTCAGAACTTAGTATATCATCAACTAACGATTGTAATTGTGTATGTCTTTGAATACCTACTTCTTCTTCACCACTAGGAACTGATAATTCAATTTCATCAGTCTTAACATCATAAGTGTTCTGATAATAAGAAGTCTTCCAACCGTACTTATATGTAGTCAGAAGATCTTGTGCCATTACACTAGTAGGAACTTCAGAACCTTCGTAATGCTCTGGGTTATAAGACCAGTTTCCACTAATCGCTTGGTCAAAGAATTTCTGCATAACTGCAACCACATTAATATAACCAGTGTTGCTAGGCATATCCCACAATAACGTATAATTATTTTTAAGAGATCCATATTGAGGCACTATTTGTTTTAATGGTCCTTTCTTAGATTTCTTAACTGAAAGATATCCTCTAGGTGGTTCAATACCATTCGTGGCATTAGAAACCACTGAAGAAGACTCTGAAGGCATCTGAGCAGATAAAGTGCTATTCCTTATACCATACTCTTTTACCTCCTCTCTAAGAGATTCCCAATCATACTTCAATGTATTAGGAACAATATCATCAACATCTTTTTTATATGTGTCGATAGGAAGGATTCCCTGAGCATACTTAGTTCTATCAGAGTACTCACAAGCACCTTTTTCTTTTGCAAGATTTACAGATGCTTTAATAAGATAATACTGAAATGCCTCAGTCAAGTCATGAACTAATTCCCATGCCCTTGGTTCATCATACTTAACACCCTGCTTGGCAAGATAATGTGCTAAACCGATATATCCCACTCCAAGCGATCTACGTGCTCTTGTGGCAATCTCTGCTGCCTTGACAGGGTATCCCTGAAAATCAATGAGTTCATCAAGAGCCCTAACACTAAGATCACAAAGACCTTCAAAATCCGAAACATCCCTAATTTTGCCAATATTAATAGCAGAAAGAATACAGAGAGCAATTTCCCCAGATTCATCATCAATGTGTTGTATAGGTTTGGTTGGTAATGTAATCTCCTGACATAGATTGCTCATCTCCACTTTGTCCAAGAAGGATGAGTGGGTATTGCAATGATCTATGTTCATCAAATATATTCTACCAGTCTCAGCACGTTCTTTAAGAAGTTCAAGAATCAATTCCTGACCACCAATTGTAGTTCTGAAAATTGATTCATCCTCTTCATATTTTAAATATAAGTCATCAAAAGCATCTGTACCAAAACTATCATAAAGTCCTGGCACATCATGAGGAGAAAAAAGCGAGACCTCCTCATTGTCAATAAACCTCTGATAAAATAATGAACTTAATTGGATACTGTAGTCGAGTTTTCTGACTCTGTTGTCTTCTGTTCCTTTGTTGTTTTTGAGGACGAGGATGTCTCTGATTTCTTGGTG